TGTGGCTGCGTTCTGCATCTGCTCTATGATGCCGAGCAAGCTCTTTTTGAGTGGCTTGCCCTCTTTCGCAAACTTGGCTGCACCGATCTTGAGGCCCGCCATCATCTGCGTCGCGTCCAGGCCATTCTTTTCCCACGTCGCCAGCAGCGCCGCCGAGGTGTCGAGGTCAAAGCCCATCGCCCGCAACTGGAGCCCGTTCGCGTTCAGCTGTTCGGTCAACGTGTCGAACCCGACCCCCGATTTCTGCGTCAGCACGAATAGCCTATCCATCAAGCCACGGGCTTCTTCAGCCGGTACCTGCCAGTTTCCGATGACCTTGGCGAACGTCGAGGCATTCTTGCTGGCATCACCGCCTGTCATCTGCGAGAGCTCGGTGATGCCCAGCGTCAGGTTATAGAGCTCCTCGTCGCTGGCCTCCAGCTTCACGTCCAGTTCCGCCAGCGCAGCTGAGATCGTGTCGATGGTGGCGCCCGTATGGGTATTCGCGGCCACATCCTCGAGCACCGTCCGCAGCTCGCCCATGTGCTCGGAGGTGGCGCCAGTCTTGATCTGCACAGTGTCCAGGGCTTCGTCCATCTGCATGGCCGCGTCCCAGGCCACCTTGGCGCTCGCCGCAATGCCGGCGGATACCGCGGCCATGCCCGCGCCCACGGCCACCAAACCAACTTTGCCCACCTGTGTCAGCATTCCTTGCAATCCGCTGGCCTCTTTGCCGACCGCCTGCAGCTCGCCGCGTACGCCCTTGGCCGTTTTGCTGACATCGTCGACCAGGCTCAGGATTAGCGCCAGTTCTGCTTTACTTGCCACTCAGGTTATCTCCGAGATCTCTACTGCCGTGCCTCGCAACCCACCGCGACACTCGCGCTCAGCCCGTCGACGTTCCCGCTCCATTCGCTTGCGCTCGCGTTCCTGCTCTTTGCGCGCCTCTTCTGCCATTTGCCGCTCAGCCTCCAGCCGCGCCATCACTTCCTCGATATAGTTCGGGTCCATCTCGCGCACCTGGGCTGGTGTCCAGCCGAACCGCCATGCCAGCGCTATCTCCAGATCGTGCTCCCCGACCGCTTCGCCCCGCGGTAGTCGCCCCCCCAGGCACATCCGCCAGCGTTTGGCCAGCCAGTCGGTATAGGTCAGTTTGGGAGCGCCTCGCTTTCGGGCACCGTCCGTCGTGCGTTGCGTGCCCCGATTTCATCCCGCACCATCTGCAGCAACTCCGTGTCTGGATCCAGGCGCTCAATGTTCGCTCGCGTGCAGGGCACTGGCTTGCCCGCCGCATCCACAAAGTCCGGGCCCTCCCAGCCCACGATATTGTGCACCAGCAGCGCGAGCGTATAGCTCCCGATCCCCGAAAGCCCCGCCTCCGGGCTTCCCTCGCGCACGGCCAGCTCGTCCTGTACCCTGGCCTGCACGGCCACGCTCATCCGCGCGCGGATATACACGGTATTCTCGCCCAGCGTCACCGGCACTCGTTCATTAGGATCCACAAACATCGGCATACACTCCCCTCCTCTTTCCCTGTCTCGTAGGGGCAGGGCACTGTCCCTGCCCCTGTCAACTCAGGTCATCAATCGGTCAGTGCCTCTCTATCGTTCTGCACCCGGAAGCAGAAATCGTATCCGGCCGTCGCGTCGTACTCGCTCAGAATGGTCAGCTCCACCGTGCGGTTCGAGCCCTCGTTCTCGCCCCATTCCAGGGCGTCGAACGGCCCGTAGATGTCGAAATCGACATAGTAGTAGAACCCGGCCTCGATCAGGCTCCCGTTGAACCTCACCCGCACCTTGAGTGTCGTCGCCGCCACCCACTGGTCGTACTGCGTCATATCGGGCACTTCCAGCACCAGCCGCAGCTCGGCATGCCGCTTGCCGCGCCCGATATCGCTGAACGACAGGTCGGAGGTCGGCCCGGCCGCCAGCCACTTGCGGGTAACGCCGCTGGGCACGGTGACCTCGGCGCTGATCACGCGGCCGGTCAGGGCCGTGCTGCCGATCGTCGCCGTGTCGATCCACACCTGCATGGCCGTGGGCATCAGGAGCGGCGCGTCCAACATCGCCGGCACTACCGGGTCGGCCACCTTGCTCGGGAACAGCCCCTGTCCGCTAATGCTCATGGTCACGCCGTCGCTGCCGGCCGCGTCTGCGCTGATGGTCAGCTCGTCCAACATGCAGAATCCGCTGCGGAATACCTGCACATTCGGGTCGCCCCACCACAGCGTGAGGGCCTCCAGATCGTCCGCGGTCATGGTCGGGGTGAAGGTCCACAGCCGGCTGTTCGTCGCCCCGGCAGGCGTGGTCACCTCGGTGCCCGTGCCGCCCGTCAGGTACGTGGCACCCATGGCCGTTACCACGCCGCTGCCATCGTTATCTGCAGCATCTACCGCGCCTACCAGAGCTGAGGCTGCCGCGTGTAGCGCCAGTGCCGTCTTGATCTCGTCGGCTGTCGTGGTGATGAGCGAGTCCCCGTCCGTCGCCAGGTACACCTTGATCACCCGGCCATCCACGTCGATCTCCAGCCCCTGGCTGGCCGCGCCCGGGTCGATGTACTGGATCGCGATCGTGTTGCCGGCGTTGCCGCCCGTCACCGCGGTCCAGACCAGATCGTTGTTGGCGCCGGTGAGGGATGTGGTCAGTGCCGCAGCCGTTGCGCCGCTGCCATCGATGCCCCCCGCCACCAGGGTGTTCAGGAGCACCGGCAAGGTGTAGACGTCCAGCGGGCCCTCGGCCTCCCAGTCGCTCCACTTGCGCGCGTCGACGCTCCGGTAGTATTCCGCCAGCGTCCCGCGGCTCTCGTCCGGGCGGTACCTTTCCTTGCGCGGGGTAATCGTCCCCGCCATGTTCAGGTACAGCGTCGGCGCCGCTTCGGGTGTTCCGCGCGTGCTCTCGATTGCCGCCAGTAGTGCTTCAAACGGGATCTCAGCCATCGTAACCTCCTACCGTACTTCTTTGACTCGTACGGTAAAGTCCACCGCACGGTACTCGATGCCGCCGATACTCACCCAAAGCCCTTCGATCTCGCTCACCCAGGCGTTATAGGCCGCGCCCCCCAGCATGGGTGCCGCGCGGATCGCATCCACGATGCTGTCCACATACGGCAGGATCTCCGCCTCAGCCTGATCGTTTTCCTGCCAGCGTGTCACTAGCCGCACCGTCACCCGGTAGATGATCGTCATCGTGCCGGCGTTGTGCGTCAGCTCCGCACCATCCAGCAGGATGTACGTCATTGGCGTATCGTCTATCCCCTTGGGCGCATAGACCAGATTCGCCTTCAGGGTGGTGATCGTCGCCAGCCGCGTTTGGATCCCACTCACAATGTTCGCGTAACTCATGATCTCCCTACTGCCGTGTCCGAAAGGCCGTCCTCGGCCTTTCGGCTAAGCGGCTGTACTCAGCCGCCATTCGCCACCTCTGCTAGTACCTCTTTCGCCTTCTGCTCCATTGCCTTTTCGATCTCCGGCCGGCTACGCTCGCCTGCCTCCACGAGATACGGCGTTCCGCGACTACCAGGATGCCGAACCACCGTATGCATGCTCCCGTGATAAAATCGCCAGCCTGCACGTGCTGTCTCTTTGCTCGTGGCACGGATCTGATGCGCCTTCGTCCCGTCATGCACCAGGTGCGCATGTGGAGCCTTCGGCGCCCTTACCTTGCCCTGCTCGCCAAACCGGCTCACGGTGTGGGTCAGCGCCTTTTTGAGTCTGCCGGTGCGCACCGGCACGATCTCGCGCGCCGCATCGCGCGCCACTTTGGCGGCTACGCGCATGACCTTTTTCCGTAGTTTGGGCTCCAGCGCCAGAATGTCGGGCATCTCGAATTTGTCGAGACGGTATTGCTTAGGCATGGACCACTCCCACATAGCTGGCTCGTATCCCATCCAGAATATTGCGCTGAGCCCACGTTAGTGCTCGGTTGACGGTCACCGCACCGCCACCCTCCACGCCCACCGCTGTGCCAAAGCTGGAGGCCGCCGCGCTGCGCCAGATGTTCACCGCGACCTCGATCTCGACCTCTACCACGCTGGCCGGCGCTGCCCCGTATCCCCAGATCGCCGTCACCCGGTACCAGGCGTTGCGGATCCAGCCGCCGCTGCGCCAGATCCGGTAGGGCCTCAGCTCCTCGTCCACCACATAGTCCGTGACCGCTTCCTCTGCCTCGTCTGTGTCGCCCCGGCCCGTGACGTAGGTGATCGCCGTCACGCTCGCCGCCTTGTACGCCGGAGGAATCAGCCATTCGCTCCCGTCTCCACGCACATCCCTGTCCGTCGCCAGGACGCCATAGGGCGCAAAACTGAACCCCAGGTACTCGTTCACGATGGCGTTGGCTCGATCTAGTACCGCTTGCAGCCCCGCGTCTGCCGCCGCTCCCGTTCCCACCTGCGTCAGATACGGCTGGGCCCGCAACTCTAGCGTCGTCGCGTA